TTTGTTGACACAGACGGTGTACTAACAGAAGCAGGTTTTGCTGCATTTGTTAGTTCTTCAAGTGGCACACCAAACTTGTATTATGTTCCAGGTACTGATGGTTCAACATCACCATTAGAACTACAAGCAAGTTTATGGAAAACATTAACATACGAAGCAAGTGATAATGAAGTAACTGCACTAACATCAGACGGTGCTTTATGGTACAGTTCAGTTGTTGACGAAGTTGACTTAATGGTTCACGATGGTGATACTTGGGTTGGTTACTTAACTGCTACTTCACCATATTATGATGCAGATCCAAATGAGCAAACTGACCCTAACGGTCCTATTGTTTCAGCATCAACTCCAGAACTACAATCAGACGGTACTGCACTTAAAAATGGCGACTTATGGATTGACACTTCAGACATTGAAAACTATCCACAAATTTATCGCTTTAATGCAAACAAACTAAACACACCAATTAAAAATCGTTGGGAACTACTTGACAAAGCAGATCAAACAACTGAAAATGGTGTACTATTTGCAGATGCACGTTGGGGTACAGCAGGTAGCCAAGAAGAAGCAGCAGATATTACTGACTTACTAGAAAGTAACTTCTTAGATCCAGATGCACCAGACGGCGCATTGTATCCAAAAGGTATGCTACTATGGAACCTAAGACGTTCTGGATTCAACGTTAAGAAATTTGTACGCAACTACATTGATACAAATGATGAAAACATTCGCTTTAATGACGAGAATATGGAAACATACTATGAGCATCGTTGGGTAACTGAATCAGGAAACCAAAACGATGGTAGTGGTTCATTTGGTCGTAAAGCACAACGCAAAGTTGTTGTACAAGCTCTACAAGCACTTGTTAACAGCAATGATGCAATTCGTGACAACGAATCTAGACTATGGAACTTAATGGCTTGCCCAGGTTATCCAGAACTAATTGGCGAACTAATTAGTCTAAACTATGACAGAGGCCTAAGTGCATTTGTTGTTGGTGATTCACCAGCAAGATTAACACCTGATGCTACTTCATTAAATGAATGGGCAACTAACGTTAATTTAGCAGTTGAAGATAACGATCGTGGTCTAGTAACATCAGACGAGTACTTAGGTGTTTATTACCCATGGGGCTTCACAAGCGACAACTTTGGTAACAACGTCGTTGTTCCACCAAGTCACATGATGCTACGCACTATTGCACTAAGCGATCAAGTTGCTTATCCATGGTTTGCACCAGCAGGTATTAGACGTGGCGGAATCACTAACGCTAGTTCAACAGGTTATGTTGATGGCGAAGGCGAATTTGTACCAGTTGCACTAAACGAAGGCCAACGTGATACATTATATGCTAACAAGGTTAACCCTGTAACATTTATCACAGGCGCAGGTTTAGTTGCTTACGGACAGAAGACACGTTCAAGAGGTAACAGTTCATTAGATAGAATCAACGTAGCACGTTTGGTTATCTACTTACGCAGTCAATTACAAGCATTGGCTAAACCATACATCTTTGAACCAAATGACAAGATCACACGCGATGAGATCAAACAAGCAGCAGAGAGTCTATTGCTTGAGTTAGTAGGTCAAAGAGCATTGTATGACTACTTGGTAGTTTGTGACGAAAGTAACAATACTCCAAGCAGAATTGACAGAAACGAACTATACCTAGATATTGCTATAGAACCAGTTAAAGCAGTTGAATTTATTTACATTCCACTACGCTTGAAAAATACCGGTGAAATTGCAGGACTCTAAAGGCATAAATATATTAAGATAGGAGCAAATTAAATGGCGATTTCAACATTATCAAAGATTACAGTTCCATTAGCAAGCGGAGATAGTGCTTCTAATCAGGGTCTGTTGATGCCAAAACTCCAGTATCGCTTTAGAGTGTCACTGGAAAACTTTGGTGTTAGTACGCCAACTACTGAACTAACTAAACAGGTTGTAAGTGTTTCACGCCCAACAGTTGCTTTTGAACCAATAACATTAGATGTTTATAACTCAAAAGCATATTTGGCAGGTAGACACACTTGGAACCCAATTACATTAACACTACGTGAAGATGTAAACAACAACGTTCAGAAACTAGTTGGTGAACAGATTCAGAAGCAGTTCGACTTCTACGAGCAGTCAAGTGCAGCATCAGGACAAGATTACAAGTTTACAACACGTATAGAAATTCTAGACGGTGGTAACGGTGCTAACACTCCAACTGTTTTAGAAACATTTGAACTATATGGTTGTTTTGTAACAAACGCAAACTACAATGAACTTGCTTATGCTAATAACGAAGCGGTTACTGTAACTTTAGAGATGCAGTATGATAACGCTATCCAGACACCGCAAGGTACTGGTATTGGTACAGCAATTGGTCGTACAGTTAACACGCTAGTAACTGGCGGCGGCGTTTAATCTTTTAAACCTAATAAAGAGGGTCTAGTACCCTCTTTATTATTATGTACGTGGTTAATTAATAAGGATAAATATTATTATGGCATCATTTACAGGTTTTTTAGATCAATTAGGTAGTGCATTATTAAGTCCCAAGGGTAACCTTGGCGACTACGCACATGCCAGTAAACTTTTTATTAATGAAAATTTAAAGTTTGCTCCAAAACAGAAACATCTATTTCACTGTTTCTTTCAATTAAATTCGGCGCCTGCAAGTATACTTCCAGAACTAGAAGAAAAGCATAAAACTGAAATAGGTATGCTTGTAAAGTCTGCTGATTTGCCTAAGTATAGTGCAGAGGCAGAAACTAAAAACAAATATAATAGAAAGAAAACAGTTCTTACATCGATTAGGTATGAACCAATAACTATAACCTTTCACGATGATAGTTACGGTGTAACTACAGCATTACTTGAAGCATATTATAGATATCAATTTGCAGACGGCAACTGGAAAGGTGATCCGGGTGCATATAACAAAGCGGGCGACGGCGATAATACATACAAAAATACTAAACGAAATGAATTTAGATACGGTTTAGATAATAATCAAACAATACCATTCTTTAATAACATACAAATTAGTGTACTGTCAAGAAAAGCATATACAACATATACCTTAGTAAATCCAACAATTACTTCTTGGCAACATGATAGTGTTGATCATTCAGATGGCGGCATAATGACTAATACTATTACTGTACAATATGAAGCAGTATTCTATGACAGGGGTAATATTACGTTAGGCAGTAATCCTAAAGGATTTGGCGAACAAACACATTACGATGTTACTCCAAGTTCATTAAACGGCGGCGGCCTATCTAGTATATTAGGTCAAGCAGCAAACGTGTATGGATTTATTACTGGCGGGGAAACTACATATAAAAACCCATTGCAGACAATTTTAGGTGCTGCACAGTTAATTAGTAATGTTAAAAACTTATCAGCAGACGGATTACGCCAAGAAGGAATTAATGCTGTTCTTAGTGGCATATCTAGTGCAGTACCAGGCGGAACAAACGTTAGCGGTGTTGCGCAAACACTATTTCCATCATCAGGTAACGGATCGTTTAACAATATTGCGTTAGCAACAGCAGGAGTATTAGGGGCAAGTGCCTTGGCTAGTGCTGCTCAAGGAAGTAATTTAGCAAATAATCCAGCAGCACTAGATTCTGCTATGAGACAACAGTTTCAACAAACTTATCAAGCAAGTGGAGGTGCAGGCGGAGTGAATGAATCTAATGCAGCATATGATGCATTGCCTGCTAGTGCAAAACAAACAATACAAAATCAAGTATTAGGAACTTAATATGTCAAGTAGTTTACCAGCAAAACCAAAATCGCAACAAACATCAGATGATCGTACAACCGAGTTATTTGACAAATATTACGACACTCCACAACAGTTTGCAAGCAATGATGTTGATGCTGTTACAGGATTCTTTGAGAATAGAGGTTGGGAAAAAACTGCTGCTGTAACTATTGCAGCACAGATTTTAACTCAAGCAAAAATAGAAGGCGTTAAAGTATTTAAAATTTTAGATACACTTAAAACACTAGACAAAGTTCAAGTAAGTAATTTAGTAGCAACTATTATGAATAATAGTAGAGATCGTACTAGTTCAATTGGTTACAAATATCAATCTGATTCATTAACCAAAGAGGAACGAAGAAACATTGTGGTGTAAAAATGTCAAGGTTTGCTCAGGGTAAATTTACACTTAAAAACCCCGATAAGTACGTAGGAACAAAAACACCAACATATCGATCAGGATGGGAATACCGTTTCATGCAATTTTGTGACGAGCATCCTAGTGTAAGTCAGTGGGCAAGTGAAGCAATACGTATACCATATAAAAATCCCCTAACAGGAAAACATACAATTTATGTGCCTGATTTCTTTATTGCATATAATGACGTTAATGGCAAACAACGTGTAGAATTAATAGAAGTAAAACCTGCTAATCAAACATTTAGAGAACAATTAGGAAAAAGTAGAGCCAATCAAGCACACTGGGTAATTAATCAAGCAAAATGGACTGCTGCACGAGCTTGGGCAAAACAAAAAGGTATATTTTTTAGAGTTATTAACGAAGGTGACATATTCCATCAAGGTCGTAGGAAATAATGACTAAATAATAGTAGCATATAATGGTATAGTATTATGACAAAGAAACTAGAAGAATTATTAAACATGCCTGATAGTAGAGAAATTATTAAACAGGCAGAAGCACAAGAAAAAGCACAAAAGAAGCACGAAGTTTCTCATGAAGATAGTTTTCGTAATATAGCAGAACTTGACAAAATTTCTGCGGCATTACCTATGGTAAAAGGTTTAGGTGATAAAGCAGATGCAGAGTTAGAAGATATTGCCAATCGTGCATTAACTGCTTATGACGAATTAATGGATTTGGGCATGAATGTTGAAGCACGATATAGTGGTCGTGTTTTTGAAGTTGCAGGTAATATGTTAAAAACATCATTAGATGCTAAAGTTGCAAAAATGGATAAAAAATTAAAGATGATTGAATTGCAACTTAAAAAAGAAAAACTTGATAACGATGCAGGAGAAGGTGGCGGCGTTGTTAATGGTGATGGCTATGTAGTTACTGACCGTAACAGTCTACTAGAAAAACTTAAGAATATGGATAAATAATACAAAGATGGGAACGTATGCGATGAAAACTTTTTATCATTATTTAATGGAATCAAAAAAGACGTACAAATTTACAGTACGTATTGCTGGTGATGTGCCTGAAAAATTTACCAAGCACTTAGAAACAGCATTAGACAAATATGATGTTGTAAAAATTAGCAGTGCCAAAAGAACACCAATCCAAGAAAAGCCATTAGATTTCCCGCAATTACAAAATATGGAAGTTACTTCATTTGATATTGAAGTCAACTATCCAACAACTAGTCATATTTTAGAAAGATACCTAGTTGATCAATGTGTAATTCCTCATAGTCATATTACTGTTAGAGGCGAATTTGATCCTATTGAACAACAACAAATGGAAACAACTGACGAATCTAAGCCATATGAGGCGTTATTAAATACAGAAGATATGGGTGGCGAAAGCGCACAAAAATCTGTTGCAGGTAATAGAGTAATGGATCTATTAAAAGAATTAGAAACAGC